CTTTCCGAGCGGTCAAAAGCCGCTCCATAACATCATCCTGCGGATTTGTGCCCTTGTAGTCGCCGGTGCAGTTTTCTTTGACTATCTGAAAAATTTCCAACCACAGGAGATTCGTTTGCTTTTCATAACTGTGACCTATTGCTACATAGGGGCTTTGAATGGCATTTCCCGTAGTAGGGTGCTTTGCCAAAAAGCCATATTCAGTGATTGCTTCCTCGCACTGAATCCACCTAGCCACGCTCATTGCATAGCGTTCCAGAAGTTGAGGAGATACGAGCGCGGCGCACCCGCGTTCATTCAGCCACTTCCATGTGTTTCTGTAGATTTCTCCTGCAACAAGTGCCTTACCGTCTTTTTGTATAGCTTCAAGCATTTTATTCGGTTCCGGCATTTCCATACCCTGAAGGTTTGCAGTGTCAGAAAATTCCATGATAGTCAGTTTTCTGCCGCCGGGATTGCCTTCGGCTATTTTGTCGGCGAGCGGCTTCTTTTTCGCGCCCGCTCCGATACGAGCGCCGCCACGGTTGGTACCGTCTTTTGCCAAAAATATCACCTCGCTTTGCTAGGCTGGGGCTATTCCCTTGTTTGAAAGCGCGTTTTTGTGCGCGTTGCCCCACGCCCGTTGCACGGGAGAAGAGCCACAGAGATTTCGACCGCCCCTACCGTCCCCAGCGTCCACCTTCACGGGCAGTAATCTCGGAGTGGCAGGGTGTACATAAAGACATAAGGTTGCCCATGTCATTGGTGCCGCCTTGGGACAGCGGCTTGATGTGGTGTACTTCCTCGGCGGGGGTGATCCGTCCTTGCTTCTCGCATTGCTCGCAAAGCGGGTGGGCTGCGATATAGCGGTCACGGATACGTTTCCACGTCCGGTTGTAGCGTTTCCTTACGGCGGGGTCGCGCTGGTAGCGTTCGTATCGTTTTGCTTCTTCTTTGGCGTGTTCCTCACAGAATCTGCCGTCTGTCAGCTTGGGGCAGCCGGGGTAGGAACATGGCCGCTTTGGTTTGTATGGCATCGGGTCACCTCGCTTCGGGCAAACAAAAAGCCCCCGCGGGTTTCCCCGTGAAGGCTCTTGTCACAGTTTTCGATGATACCATTATACAATGCCCGTCTGCAAACAAACCGCATGAATTCCGCACAATTTATCCGAAGAGAAGAATCCGCAGGTGTTTTAGGGCATCGCTGCGCATCTGCTCAATCTTCCGTTCGCTGTAGCTGAGTTCACTCATCAGGCGGTAGGTTGCGCCGGACTTCCGGTTATCACCCATGTAGAATTCCGATAGGATATGCTGTTCGGTATCGGTCATGCTCGACCACGCAGGCTCAAACCACGCCATGTACTCTATCGCTTGGCTGTAGCGTTCCCGCAGGATGTCCAACTTGACAATCTGCGCGGCCAGCTGGGCGGCTCCCGCCTGGGGGTTCCTTGCGGACGGCAGCCCGGTCAGTTTGGGTCCTCTGGGTGAAGCCATTTGCTCATACACGTCCTTGATTTCTTGTGGTGTGTTGTTGATAATAAACCGCATGTTTTCATAGTCGCGTATGGCGGCTACCGTAGCGGCGTTCTTATTGATATATTTTAGTGCGATCATATGCCTGCCTCCTTTTCTAGGTTTGCCCTGACCGCATCAATCAAAGCGGCCTGGGTTTTGTCTTTGAGCCGTAACGCTTTCATAACTTGTTCGTCAATCGTACCCTTGGTGATGATGTGGTGGATGACCACGGTATCTTTTTGCCCTTGCCGCCAGAGCCGGGCATTAGTCTGCTGGTAGAGTTCCAACGACCATGTCAGCCCAAACCATACCAGGGTGGAACCACCGGTCTGCAGGTTCAAACCGTGACCTGCCGAAGCGGGGTGGATAACCGCAACTGGGATTTCTCCGTCATTCCATCGCTTGATGGAATCGATACTGTCAAGCCGCTCGGTGGGAAAACGTTTAAGTATCCGCTGAAGATCATGCTTATACCAGTAGGCGATCAGAACGGGCTTGCCGTTGGCGGCTTCAAGGATATCTTCTAAGGCATCCAGTTTACGGTCGTGGATAATGACAACTGAGCCATCATCGGCATAAACGGCGCCATTGGCCATCTGCAGCAGCTTGTTCGACAGGCTTGCGGCGCTTCCGGCATCAATTTCTTGTCCTTCCAGTGAAAGAACAAGATCCCGCTTCATGGTGTCGTAAACCTTTCTCTCTTTTTCCGACAGCTGCACGGGGATCTCGTTTATCACGCATTCCGGCATCTTGAGGTAGTCTGTATTTTTCATGCTTATGGTGATGTCGGAAATGCGGCGGTAAATCTCGTCCTCCGCCCCGGGAAGCGGCTTATAGCTGAAAATAATCTGCTGATTGCGCTTATCCGGGCTAAAGAAGCTGTTGCGGTAATGGGTGATGAATCGACCAAGCCGCTGGCCCATGTCGAGAATGCCGATTTCAGCCCATAAATCCATAAGGCCGTTGCCGGAAGGGGTGCCTGTTAGCCCCACGATGCGCTTTACCTTCGGACGGACACGGCGCAGTGCCTTGAACCGCTTTGAACCGTATGCCTTGAAGGAGGAAAGCTCATCAACCACCACCATGTCGTAGTCGAAAGGCAGATTGCTCTTGTTTACAAGCCAGTCTACGTTTTCACGGTTGATGAGGTACACATCAACGTTTTGCATAAGCGCAAGTCTTCGTTCCTGCTCCGTGCCGACAGCCACGGAGTAGGTCAGGCCTTTTAGGTGATCCCACTTTTCGATTTCAGCGGGCCATGTATCCCGTGCGACTCGCAGCGGGGCGATAACCAGCACTTTGCGGATAAGGAAGCTGTCAAGGGCAAGGCCGAAGATGGCGGTAAGGGTAATAACGCTTTTGCCAAGCCCCATATCCAGAAATACCGCTGAGATGGGATGCTCCAGTATGAAATTGGTCGTATAGGATTGATAGTCATGAGGACTGTATTTCATCGAGTATCCCTCCAATCTGTTCGGTATCGTCAATGCAGAATACTAAAAAGCCTAACGCTTCCAGTTGTCTTTTTCGTTTTTCCTGCAAAGGGCGCGGCCGTTTCCCAGGTGCCTTGAGTTCTATGAATGCCAGCTTCCCATGGGGGAGCAGCACTAAGCGGTCGGGCACCCCATCGAAACCCGGTGAGACCAGCTTCAGGGCGATGCCGCCCATTGATTTGACTGTGCTTTTGAGTTTTGATTCTATCGTTTTTTCTCTCATACAAGTCCTTTCTGCCTTTTCCGGGGTTCCAAAGTTCCAAGGGAACCAAGAATTCCATATAGCCTATACGCGCGTATTCGCGGGTACACATGCCAGCTCTTTTCCTATATCCATAATTCTTTATTTATATTGGAACTATGGAACCCTTGGGAAAAGCATTGATATATCAAGGTTCTAAGAGGTTCCGAGATTGAGGGGTTGTGTTTTCATCTGAGACCCGTACCCACACATACTGGGCGCCATAGCCCTTGATTTTCTTTTTCTGGCCGGAATATACCCAGCCGCCAATCCTTTGCATAATCAGCTTGATTTTGTAGCTGTCAGCCTGACGCTCGAACTTGCCTCGGTCATTGCCGAAGCATTCGCACCAAATTTCCATATTGCTGACATGCTCGCGCTTAATTTTGCCTTCCGGCTGCAATGGGTCGTCCGAGGAAAAGTAATGCTTCCGGCTGTACAAATCCATGTCATACCAGTTCTCCGGAAGGAGCATATCGAGGTACTCGCGGACCACGCCCTCGCGTTCATCAGCTTCAAGGGCCGTGGTCTGCTCAGCTTTTGCCTGTTCTGCCGCACTGCCTTCCAGATAAAGCTTTTCGCCCTGCATCCAGTAGTGCTTTGCTTCCGCCCATATTTGAGGCACATCGCTTTCGGGCAGATCCCAGCCTTTTTTGCTGCCGCCCCAGACACGCACTACCCAAAATCGGCGGTTTCCGGTGGTGTCACGCAGGAACCCCGCGTTTTCCGCATTTGTGGAACCTACGATAATACATTGGCGTGGATGGCTTTCGACTGTTCGCCCATAGGAGGGGCGGTACTGGTCATCCTGACGGGAGAGGAAGCCTTTAATGTTGTTGACGTCCATTTTTGACAGGCCTGCCAGTTCGGGGATTTCTACAATCCAGACACCCTGGATTTTCTCTGCGGCATCTTTGCCTTTGCCCATATCGGTAAAGTTCAGGCTGTCGGAAAACCATTCTCCGGCAAGCCGGGCAAAGAAGGTGGACTTGCCAAGGTCGGTCTTGCCGTTTAGGACCAGCATGGAATCGAACTTAATGCCTGGCTGATAGATGCGGGCCACCGCCGCCGCGAGGGTTTTGCGGGTGACCATCCTGGTATACTCCGTATCCTCCGCGCCAAAATACTGGACGAGCAAGGTTTCCACCCGTTTGGTGCCATCCCATTCGGGCAGGTTGTCGAGGTAATCGCGGATAGGATGATAGGCACGGTCGTCCGCAGCCTTAGTGAGCGCAAGCTCATAGTTGCGGGATGAAAACGTGCCATAGGTTTTATCCACATAAGCCACAAGCTGCGCCATATCCGCATCCCGCCATGCCTGGTACGGACGTTCCCACGGTAGGGCGTCATCGCCGTAAATCTGGTTCGCAAGGCGGTTATATCGGATGCCTTGCAGCTTTGGGTCGTTTTTCAGGATGAGCAGAAGGTTGCCAAGGGAGTTTTTAAGCACTGTGGAGCGCGGTTCATACTCGAGGTTTTTCTCCCAGTCCGTATCATCCTCGGCAAATTCGGCCGATGCCTGCGCCCGGCGTTCTTCTGCCAATAGGAGCTTCACACGCTCATCATTTACCGCAAGCTCCGTCATTGCCTTAAAGGATGGCAGCTTGCTCACCGGGGTATCTTCGGCGGACTTGTCGTCAAGGCCACGGAATTTATGGAGCCGTACCAGGTCAAAAGCATTCAGCAGTTTTCCGCAGGCTGGGTCGGTGGCGTGATGGCTGTATGCGAACACGCTGTCGTAGATAACCACGCCCGCGCTGCTGTCGGCGGGTATATAGTCGTATCTGCCGTTCATGGCGGATGGCTCATACACATCGTAGAGGAAGGCTTCGATTGCCTCCTCAACGGTATAGGCTCGGTTAAACGCCCCGATGATGCCCGGCTTGGTGAGCGGATTCCCTGCTTCGGCGGCACTGCTTCTCACTACCTCGGATTGGCGGCTGGAGCGCGGCCAAGTGGACTCATCTTGCCAATCGTCATAGCGAGTAAGGTAGACGTCCGGGTTAAGGTCGCTGCCATCCTTTTTCCGGAACCAGAACTCTCCGTTCATAGAGGTGGACGGCCAGTACATGAGCCGGTGTGCCTCATAGGTCGTATCGTCAAAAAGGGCGATTCCAATGTCCTTTGCTGCCATCCGAGCTACAGCGGGGTATTCGGCTTCGCTTATGTCGCGGGGGAGCGGAATGGCAAGGCGGATACGAGGCTTTTCAGGGGTATGCTTATGGGTGGAGTAGGCACAGCACCTAAAGTCGAACTTCATAATGACTTCATCCCAAATGCCCGGGGTGCCGTAGTCCATGTCCAGAAGGATCATGGAGCGGCAGAGTACAAATCCCTTTTTGCGGCGGCCTGCCTTAAGGTGGCCGGCCACATAGCCGCCGACATCTTTGATAACGTCCTGCTGGCCTTTCTTCAGCTTTCGGTATTCCTCCACGGTTTCCGTGGTGCGGACAGTGGAACTAACCCGTGTGCAAAAGTCATCCCAGGAGATGTCGCTGTTTTTCCACTTTTTATCCATGCGGCTGTTGCC